AAAATCTGTTTATATATTGGAACTTTCATATTTTGTTTAGTTTTTAATTTGCTTATCCTTTTTAAGTTATTCTCAACTGGAAAAGCCGAAATAATTTCTTTCAACATTTGTAAGCTGTTTCTAATTTCATCAATATCATATTTAGGGCTTTGAATAACTGTTAGCATTGTCTCAAGGTCTGATTTAGATCTATTTAATAAACCTACTGGACTATTAAAATAATCAATTAATTTTTCTCTCAATGCTTTATTCTTATTTTCTAAATTTAATAAACTGTATCTTCTTTTTAATGCTTTCATGTAATTTCCTTCTTCTATCTGTTCAATCATATCGTGCATAAGTTCATGTTTAATATTTTCTTTGCTGTAGTCTGAATTGCTCTCACCATCAATAAATATATTATATACTTCAGTAATCATTATAAATCTACCATTTAAATGCGTTACAATATCCATTTTTATCATACTTTTTTATTTCAATGCATCTTCAAATGTTATACCTTTATTTTCTCTTCTTTTTATTTCTTCATAAGTCCATCGTAAAGGCTCACCTTTTGCATTTTCTCCTAATTTGAAATCAGTAATTGTTGTATTTTCTGAATTTTTTATTATTTCAAACACACTCATGAAATGGTTGTATATCATTTTTTCATTTTTCCCTTTTATGGTGCTGAAACTATCGTAGTCACTGTAGTATAGATTTCTTTTTATTTTAGCACTACCAACAATATTTACTTTACTTTCTAACGACATCAGTTTAGTTATTTTCTTAACTTTATTGTTATATTGTTTTTCGTTCATATATATAATAAGGGTATAAATTATTTATTTAATTCTTTAACAAATCCATCTATTTTAATCAAGTTTTCGGCTGCTTTCTCAAAAGGTTCTTTATAATTTTTGTTTATTTCGTTGAATTCTTTTACATCTTTTACGTATTCCATTATAATCTTATTGTCTTTAGTTATGGCTGTGACCATTCTATCATCAAGTTTAAGGGCTTCCTGTAATGATGCACGTTTTAAATTAATATTTTCAACCATATTATTACTAGTAATTATAACATCTCTCAACACATTTGCAGAAGATCCTTCATATCTTGTCAAGTATACTGCAGATTGTGTGTCTGATCTTGTTTTGATTTTAGGTTCATCCTGTAATTCAACAATTATTGCTATTTTCAGTAAATCAAGATGATATTCATATTTCTCGTAAACTTCTTGAAACAGTACTAAGTTTGCATTGCCTATTGGCTCAAATTGAACGGCTGTTTCTCCTTGCATAACAGCACCAACTATATCTTTAAGTCTGATGTATCTGTCAATGGTATCTGGATGTTTAGTATTATTGAATTCCAATGTAATTCTCTCTGACTTATTTTATCTAAATTCTTTTTGGTGCTACTTGCAGTTATTGCTGGTTCAAATTACTTTATCCATAATGTTATTGACGTATTAATCTTATCTTTCAATTTAGGTGTAGTTTTATCAACAAGATTAATAAATTCTTGGTCTAATTCTGCATTCAGATTATCGTTTAATCGTGTATTAACTCCACGAATTTTTACATAAAATTCTTGCATCAAACTAAATAATTTATCAAACTGTATTTTAAATTTAAAACCTTCTCTATTATTAGTTAAATCTTCTCCCTGAAATAAGTATTCGGGTTGTTTATTCATTTCTTGTATTGCTAACCTTTCAAATTTCAGAGCTACATCAAATATACTATTCCCATCAAGGGAATAAATGGATGTATCTAAATATTTTTTTGATTTTCTACTCATTATATATATATAGAATCTTATATTTTAATTTAATTTATATCTTAATATAATAATATAATATGATGCCTAGCATTGATCTTAGTTATTTTATTACCTAATAGAATCAGAACATAATAGCGGACATTGGACGTTAATTATTAGAGACAATGATATTTTTGAATATTTTGATTCATACGGAACCAGTCCTAAAAATATATTAGACTACATACCAAATTATATGAATCGTAAATTAGGTAATAATTATGGCGAAGATTTAGGAAAGATGATAAGAAGTATAAAACCAACTGACAAATTTATTTATAATAAAACCAAATTTCAAAAAGATGCACCTAATATAAATACTTGTGGGAGATGGGTTATAGCTAGACTCAGTTTCTTTTTATCTGATGACTTAAATTTGAAAGAATTTACCAAATTAATGAAGACTTCACAAAAAAATTTAAAATTATCTTTATCTTTATATATATGTCGTCACAAAATACTAATGATTATTTGTATTATACAGCATTAATTAATAATGATGGTTCAATATTACCTTCCTCAGAATCTGATGTTGAACCCGATTTCGTATTCATAGAAGACCGTAAAGTAGCACTATTACCTGACCCAGAAATGTATGAAGTAGCTGTTGAAAGTTGTATGATGTATTTAAAGAGTTTACCTGTTTTTATACCTACTATTAAATATTATTTAAATCCAATTAATACACAAAAAAATGAAACTATTTATGAAATTACTTTAGAATATGATGGATATAGTGCAACAACTTCAGTATATTTTGAACCACAAGACCAAACAATTACACAACCCAATTTCGTAAATGGATATGCAAATTATAAAAGTGGTTATTATAACCTTTATAACTATGAGTTTTTCTTTACTATGGTAAATGAAGCTATACGAACTGCTTTCTTGTCATAAATTGATGTTATTAAAAATTATAATGGTGGAACTTTACCAACTGCTTTTTCAAATCTAGCTTCTAGCGGAAATTATGAAATTCCTTATTTTATTTTCGACAAAGATAGCTCTCTAATATTTTTGAATTCTCCTAAAAGTACTTTTTCAGATATGGTGAGTAGCGTTGATTCAAGTCATGTAAATTTTATGTTAAATCGTGCTTTATATAGGTTATTTAACAGTTTACCTTTCAAATTAGTAAATAAAACTTTTAATACATTGGATGGCACACAAACGACAACAACTCAAACATTATATAAATTTAATTTAAGCAATTTCAAAAGTGCTAATGAGGTTGAAATATATCCCCATTTATCAATAATAATAGTGGATTAACTAAGACAACACATATGTTAATTTATCAAGATTATGAAACGCTTTCAACATGGTCCCCAGTTGAATCTATTGTAGTTATATCTCCTAATTTTCCAATAAAATCAAATGAAGTAAGTGCAGATGTTGAATATGTTGATGGTTTCCCAACAGTAATAGGTGAAGTAAGACATGAATCCGAAATTTTAGAAATATCAACTATCACACCAGTTCCAGCTATAATTTACGAACCAAACCATTATAGATTTGTGAGCATGAAACAAACAGACTCAGGTTTGAGAAATATCATGTTTAAAATTTATTATAGGTTTAAAAATAATGGTTCATTAATTCCTGTTAAAGCAAATTTAGGAGGAAGTTTTAGTTTAAAATTAATGTTTAGAAAAATTAAATAGTTCAAATAATTAAAATCTCAATACTATATATATAAATGTCTGAATTATCCACAGTGTTAATTAATGATTCTCGTTATAATGCTATAACTGATCGTGTAACTATCGGAGTAAAAGATGGACCAGCGTCTGTTAGCTACCAGAAATATCAACCCAATTCGAACTCAACTAGTTCAACTTTATTTAATGTGAATGTGCAATCTGAAAATACTCTCGTTGATAGAAATATACACATTCAAGCTAAAATATCATGTTATTATACAACAACCATTGAAGCAGGTAGTGAAAAATCTTTTAAAGTTGTACCTAGTGCTTTTCCATTAAATCAAGCTTTACAGTCATGTAGCTTAACCCTTAATAACTCTAAATTAAGTGTACAAACCCAAGATATCCTACGTGTATATCTTAAACAGTTTCACCAACGCTTTTTAAGTAAAAATTGTAAGATGACCCCTTCATTTGTAGATAAATATTATGGTAAGGTTGAAAGTGCAGTTGAAAATGATAGTGCTTCCAGTTATATGAGTGGTATTGAATCAGCTGAAAAAGATTCTGACACTGTAGGGAGATTTAATGAAAAGGTTTCATCGATTTTTTCAAGCCTCTTTCCAGAAGATACTGCTTGGGTTTCTTTGGCGTTCTTTCGCCGTACTGGTGTTGGCGGGAATGTTCTGTTTTGAGTTGTTTGGTGGAGCTTGTTTAAATTAGAGGGAAATCAATTACTTCCTGCACTCATATTCTGACTTTCTTGCAAACGCTTTTGTGTTATTATCTCTCCTCCTCAGGGCACGCTTTACTTGAACGGCGTTGCACAATCAGAAACGTTTACCTACGTTTTAATGTAAACGTATATTTAGGAAATGATGCAGGTACAGCAGGTGCTTTACAACAACCTGATCCTGATAATGGATTATATACCGTTGATAATGCATCCGCAGGAGATCAAGTTATTACAGTTGTATGTGAAGTAACTGTTTCAGAACCCCTCTTAGGTCTTCCTACTACTGCAATGAAAGAAGATGAATCTAATTACCTTTCTATCAAAAATTTAGAATTACTCTTACAATGGAATGACATGAGAAATGTGTTTAATATTAGCGGTTCTAATAATTTATGGAAATCTTACGCAGGAGATGTCGACAATCGTTTAGTTATTTCTGATTCTGCAAAACTAAACTTAAAATATATGTCTCTTCATGCTTATCAATACTCTAAATTAAATTCTAAAAATGTTCTTCCTTATGATGAGATTGTAAGTTATAAACGATTATTTACTGCAGTCGCAGCAGGTACAGAAACTACCGACGTAATTTCTATGCGCCAAATTCCAAATTATATTTACATGGTAATTAAACCGCAATACAATTCTCAGAAGCCACAATTTTCTAATCATCTCTGTTTTCCTGTAACTGGAATGAATATTACTTTTAATAATGTAAGTGGCCTTCTTACATCTTATTCTCAGAATGACTTATACCAAATGAGCAGAAGAAATGGTTCAATGCAAACATGGTCTGAATTTAGAGGCGTTATTAAAAATAAAAATGGTACTGAATATGCTGATATTGGAAGTATTATTGTAATTGATCCTGTTAGAGACCTTGGGTTATCTGATTATCTTTCATCTGGAAGTTTAGGTCAATTCAGTTTCCAAGCAACCGTAACTTATGATAATATTTATGGTCACACATTCGGAGCAGGAACAACTCAACTTACAGCAGACCAATTTAATGCATGTGAGATTGCTACCATTTGCAATTATGGAAGTATTCTAATTAATGACAAGGGTTCTTCATCTACTATGTCTGGTCTATTAACGAAACAAGCAGTATTAGAAGCTAAAAGCGGAAACAACCCAACAATCAATTATGAAGAAATAAATGAAATGACTGGAGGAAACTTTTCTAAAGCTGGTATGACTACTATGAGCGGTCTTCTTAATAAAGTAAAAGACAAAGGTAAAAAATGGTAGGAGATTACAGTAAAAAAACTGTCGGTGATATTCAAGATAAATTGAGCAAATACATGTAAATAAATATATATATGAATTTCCAATAAAATAATATATATAGTATTATATATATAAATAATGCTTGGTTATTATGACATGTAAACAAATACACCTAATCCATTTGCTACAGAAGGTAGTATTGTATTAAGTGGAGCAGGTAGAATGAGAAAAAATATAAACGGAAATATGGGTGTAAATGACTTTGTTATAAGAGAAAGAGAAATGAACAAACGGTTAAAATCTAAAGGAAAAAAAAAATTAAAAGAAATGTTTGGTGCTGGTATGGATACCGATGATGAAGATATGGATGGTGCTGTTTTTTTTGATTAAGTAAAGAAAGGTTACTCTAAAGCAAAAGATGCTGTTAAAAGTAAAACTGGTCAAAAAATTAAAGGTGCATTAATGGAAGACAAAGCTTTTATGAAAGAATTTAACAAAGCTAAAAAGCAATTAATGGATTATCAAAATGGAGTTAGAAAAACAAAACCTGGAAAAGCTGCTATGGCTATTCTAGAACAAGCTGGGTATTTAGAACAAGCTGGGTGTTATTTCTAAAATAGAAGATGAGTTTAAAGGAGGAGTAAATCGTTTAAAGAAGGCTAAGAGATGGCGCGATTTTAGTGAAGACACCGCATATAAAGGTATTGATTTAGCTGCCTATGGTTATAGAAAAGGTAAAGATGCTGCGAATCCTGTAGCATCTACAGTTCGTGGGTGGTTTGGTGGAGCTCAAGGTGGAGCAAAACGTGGTCCTTCAATGTGGATAACACACGTCAAGAAATTTGCAGAAGCTAATAATATTCCTTATAAAGAAGCACTCAAGGCGGCTGGTCCTTCCTATAGACAATTAAAAAATAAAATGTAAATAAACTATTAATTAATATTATATGAATATAAATCAATAATATTAATTATTCTTTGATGTAATTATTAGGTGCAGTTCCTATAGAGGTTCCCATATCTGATGTATCTTCCTTTAACTCTTCAACCATATCTCCATATTTATTAGTGAGATACATATTACGAAGCATTGAACTTCCTATATTTTTACCAAAAATCTTATTAAGAATTCGTGTAATCTCTTGGCTTGCTTTAATATCTTCATTATAAAATGATTTCAAGAAGTGAATAGTATAATTCTAATTTTTAAGTTTAGACTTTTCTGGGTGATTATTTAAATATATTAGTATTACTTTCATCAGTTTATTTTCTATAGGGACTACTACAGAATTATATTTTCCCTGAGTCTTATAGTTATTAAATATGAATTGTTTTTTATACATATCCAAATAGTTGAATTTATCATCATTCATGTTATTGATATTTTCATTAAACTATAATCTATATTGCGTCTCGGTGGGTGTAACGTATATAATGAAAGAACCATATTATTTAATAAAGTATTATACTCTTCTTTGTTTCTAACTTTTTTAACAACCTTTGATTTTAATTCATTGCTAATTTTATCTATATTATCATTTGATAACAAGTTTTTTTCTTGCTTTTCACTTTTATCTGTTCTTACCTTAAGTTGATTATTAAAATTAGATAGTATTTCAAAATACTTATTATAAAGGTCTTGGTGTTTACTGTTTTTTAATACTGTGCATATAGCTATAATATATGAACGTTGTGTAGTTGGCTTATATTCTTTAATCATATTTAATATACTTTTAGGATCTTTTGAAAAAATGAATTTGTTAATAGTTTGGTCATTATATAGTTTCATTAAATTTCTAGTATATAATCTTTTACTACTATCACTAATTGGTTTATCTCTTTGTTCAAATATATTATTTAAAAATTCCATATAATATAATGTAGATTATAAATAATTCTTAAACTTAAATATATGTGTTTAACCACACTTTCATCCTATACTTAAAAAGGTGCAAAAATTACTTTTCATGTAAATCTCTTATAATGATATCCATAAAACTAATTTTTGCACCTTTTCATAATTGAAGACGGTTAAGCAAACATGTGTTTAATTTGTTCATATAAATCTAAATCGTGCGGTTTATATCTCATGCATTGGAATATGCTTTTATAAATGAAAGCGTATACCCTTGCAATAGACCATTGTATTACTGATAGTCTTTTACTGAAACCTTTTCTCAAATCATCATTTTTACTAAAATCTTCCTTTAATCTAACTGAACCCATATTATTATAATACGCTGCTTTACCTCGTTCATTAACTTCCTTTAATATCTTAATAGGAATACCTGTTATATCCTTTAATTCTTTCATTGTGTGAGAGGTATCTTTATCTAAGCCTAATTTTTCATTAAATCTTTGCTTATAACTTTTGTATGTCATTATATATAGGTTATATATTTTAAATCACGGACAGGTTAAGTATGTAACGGACAGGTTTAGACCAAAAATAAATCATTTTGAAATATAAAAAAATGAAAACAAAATATTTTTTTTCAAATTAAATCGTAAAAAACCTGTCCAACCTGTCCGTACCTGTCCGTTATTCATCATCTTCATTATTTACCCTATTATTTAACTCTATATCTTATTCATTTTATAGAAAGAATATAATAATATAGAATAAAAATGAAGAAGTTAGGTATAAAATAACGGACAGGTTGAACGGACAGGTCTATTTTTAGATTTATAACCTGTCCGTTCTTTAGTTTATTCGTTTTACATTATATTTTTATCATGTGATATAAAATTAAATTACTAATGTATAAATAGTATTCCTTGTTCATCTTGTATAGATGTTCGTTAAAATTTGTTGGTGATAAGTTTCTAAAGTCATATTTTGTTCCGTTATTTCTCTTCACATAATCCGTAAATAGTGCTTTTGTCTGAGTTCCGAACATGGTCATAGTAAAGTTTGAAGAAAGATAATTTTTCTCTGCGTAATCCTTAGCCATATCCATTAGGTGAGTTGATGATATACACTGACCCGCAAATAATCCAGGTTCTTTATAAAACATCTCTGTATAAAATGGTGTACTTTCGTAGGCTAGTTGTTTTTTATAAGCGGTCATAATCACTCTATCAACACCAATTTCATACTTACTATTAATTAGAATAATCATCAATTTCAATTGAGTCAATACCTTTCTTTTCTATATTTTGTGTTTGTCTTGTAATAACTTGTTTCAGTTTATCATTTACCTTCTTTGCATTTGCATTAATCTCATCACCATAAATAAATAATTTATTAGTCAAATGTGAGTTAACGTTTTTGGTGATATCATCAATATTTTCAATATGTCCAGAATAATTCTTAAACAATTTACACAACGCATCGGTAATTGCATTTTTACCAACACCACCAACCATAGAATATAGGATAATAGCAACGTTTGTTTTTTTGTATGGAGTTTTTACTATATGACTAATCCAACATTTAAAATATGCATATACTACAGGATCATTTGAAACGTGTTTTCATAGCTTGAAGAAAATATTATTCGTTTCATCTATCTTACTATCACACACACTATACACAGAACCTTAACACATATTATACTTATTATCTTCAATCATTTTGGGGTCAAATTTTATTTCATCTTTTGTTCTGTGGTTTGGATCTTCTAACCATAAATCAATAAAATCTTTTTTCTTGTTCTTTCCTTCTTCGTCAATTGTGTTAATTTTAGGGAATTCACCTTTCGCCCAGATTTTAAGTTCATTGAGTTTCACCATTTGAATAGTGTTATCATGTTCAATTATAAAGCATATAGGATAATTAAGCATAAATACCAACTTTTCAAACATTTGTTTAGTTTTCATATATTCGTCATTTTCAGTTTAAAAATTTGTCATTTCTCTTCTGGAAAAGTATCATAAAACCATTTATATAAATTATCAATTTTATCCGCATTTGATTTTGTATATTTACATGTGTAATACTGTTTAGAAACGGCAATAACCCCATCATATTTATCAAAGGTTTGAGATAATTTATCAAATAATTCTAAACATTCATCAAATTTATTTGTTTTATAATGAATAATCATTCCTAGTTTTACCCATTCGTCAAAAGAATCAAAGAAAGAACCTAGTTTTAAAGCCATTCTCTCAATTTCTTTAAGATTTGTAGTTAGATTTAAGGAATTCGAAACTCGCTTTGTATCTTTAACTTCTGGTGTGCTGTTCTTCCTTGTTTAATTTTATGAATCTTTTGTTTTTCTTCTGTTGTTTGGTAATCAATCGAAACCAACTATTTTTATATGGCGCTGAATCTACAATTATATGATTTTTACCATCAACAACGTTAGTATATTTTTTAAATTTGTCTTGTTCAAATACTTTTTTTAGTGTTTCAAAATATGTTGATAATTTTGGAATTACCCAGTGAGATGTAATGATATCATTTAGTTTTGTACATGTGGAGTAGCTAATATCATCAATGGTTACATTAAATTCATTGCTAATTAATTCAATAATCTCATTAAAAATATCTTTAGGACAATAATCAATGTCACCAAATACCATGCATCTCCTTTCATTGTAAATTTTAAGATGTAAATTAGAATCAATTCTTTGTTTCATGATTGAAATAGCATTTTTGTTTTATAGTTTCTACGGTTGGTTTCTCCATTATTGTTAAAGAATGCCCTCTTATAGGAAGGAACAGAAAATAAATTTTTAGGATTTTGGTTTTCCATTATATATAACATACTTAACATTTTTTAAATCTATCTTAATTAAATACTTACTTAAATAAATATGTAAACCTTGCTTAAAGAAATTATATGAATTTTGAAATTTCTTAAGGTTTTTTTTAAGTGAGTGAAAATTTCTAGATGTTTTTTTAACATCTGGGAATTCTAAATTTAGTTTGAATTATTTTGGTGGTTTAGCTTCTTTTTCTTGCTTTTTCATCTTACGATAATTTGCATGTCTTTGTAAATATTTAGCATATAAGACTTAAGAAATTTGTAAATATTCTTAGATTTAGTATATAATATGATATTTCATTAGAATTTAGATAAAGGCATAATTTGTCTTAAAATAGCAATATGACGAGAATCCACATTTTTGATATATTTTATTTGATTTATATCTAATCCGAAATAGTTATCTAATAGGTATTTACTGCTTTTACCTGTCATATTAGCAGGAAATAACACAATGGCATGACATTCATTTAATAATATTTTACTCATTTGGCCATTAGTTGCAGTATGACAAAGCATCATAAGACTTACATTATAATGTCTTCCTGTAGTTGCTATACTATTAAATAAATTCATTACTCTCACAGTTGTCTTTGTATCATAAGCTTCAATGTCGTCACATATTAATATACTGTTTTTTGAATCCTCACATTCTGGTGGATCATCTAGAAATGCTTGTGTATTTGGATTTATTCTATTTGGTTTCAAACTATCAATATTCAGATATTGGTGATATAAGATGAACCTTATTTTCTTTGAACTTCTTGAGATATTCTTTCACATAATTCGTCGTCCAATAATATTTTTCAGACCCAGACATACCTACAACATAGATCATACTTCTTTCATCTTTTGAACTTGGAGCTAATTGTATAAATTCATTAGGTTTTGCTTCTATTATTTCAAATTGATTTCTTACATCTTCCGTTGATTCACTTAAATGAATTGGCTTTTCTATTTTAGTTGTCTTATTATTTAAAATTGCTATATCTTTACCAACTGATTCTAGATTAAAATTTATTTTCATATAT